ATCTGCGCGATAGTTTGTCCAAGGCTACTTACTATCGTCACCGCACTGAGCTTCTTGCGCTTGGGATTGACATAAATATCCGCTGTGATCGCCGCGACGATAGCAATGTTGTGCCGATGATTCGGATTCTTGAGGCTAAGCCTGCGGCCATTCCGAACTTCTTCTTTGAAAGGGGGCTGATTCATAAATCGGCCCGTCAGGTGGCTGTATGAAGTCTGGCTTCGACTTTTACTTTGGCGGTCGAGTTAGCTCCCGCCAGGAAATGCAACAGCGCCTGCGCAATCTCAGAACTGAGGGCAGCGTTATGGATGATCTGGAGAAAGTTCTTTCGTCCAGAACTCCGGTTGAACAAGTCCAGGCCGCTGAGGATTTCAATAAGGCGAATCGTTCTAAGTTGATTAGCAACAAGAAAGGCACTCTTTATTTGGGGGATGTATTCGAATGAGTGAATCCCAGTTCCAGAAACTTCGCTCCGAAGTTGAACGGGTCATAAGCGCCCAGCTTTGGAATGAAAGTTACGGCAAAGTTCAGGCTGTCACGAACTCAGTAATGTCTATCTTTGCCGGCACGCTCACTACTAAACCGACAGCCGAGAAACCAACAATGGCTAATGCACTGACTATCCGTATTGAAACTACTGGCGTTGTTCGCTCGGGTAATTCCAAAGCTGGCAATGAGTACCATATGTGTGAAGCCTTCGGGCATTTGCCGGGTATTCCTTATCCGCAGCGCTTCGAATATTACGCAGCTAAGCAGAATGAAATTCTGCCTGCTGGTCATTATGAGTGCGACATTACTTGCCGCGTGAAAGATGACGACTGTGGTTCGAAGTTGATCCGCGCCAAGCTCGCCGCGTTGCGTCTCCGGCTGCCGCCAAGGCGCCTGTTCAAGCCGCTGGTTATAGGGGGTCGTCATGTGGCGTCTCTCGATGCGCTGTAGGCGCTAGGGTATTTGTGGGGATGGGCTGACACTATGGCGGCGGTACTGCATGAATTTTTTGGGCTGTGACGGTGTTTGGCTGGCCAGGGAAGATGGTTCAACTATCTGCCAGGGTCAAATGAAGACTTTTACGGTCCAGGAAATGCGGAGTTCTGACTCCTGCAATGACAATTGCGCAGAAGGCTCAAATTACCGGCGGGCTGTTGACGTTGTTTGTCGCGGTCTGGGTGTTTAAGAAGATGCGCACATCAATTCCACACTAATGGAGTAAGTTCCATGAAACAACTGAAACAACTGTTCTCCCTGGGCAAGCGTGAAGCCGTTATCGGTGGCTCGTTGCTGATGACGTCCGGCCTCTCGATGGCCGCTGAGGGCGATATCGACACTACCAAGGCCCTGGCCTATATCGCGGGCGGTCTGACTGCGGCGGCGGCTGTGACCGGTGCCATGTTCGGCCTGGTGGCCCTGATCGGTGCCGCCAAGAAAGCCCAGCGCGCAGGGACCTAATCGACCCTCAGTCAAGCCGGTGGCGGTCACTCCGCCCCGGCTTTTTTATTGCCCGGAGAAAGGATAAATGAGGATTAAGAAATGTATATCAGCCCTGAAGATATCGCTTTTTATGGCGTGCTTATTGCCATCGTTATTCTTTGCTCAGGGCGCTAGGGCTGAATATTATTATTGGTACATGGGTCATTTTGATAAGAAAGTTTCTTCGCCCTCGGCGGGTTGCGATCTTTATTTCACTGGTATATCTCGCGATCCAGGGCGGGTTTTTGTTATGGAGCCTTCGTCAAATCCAAGTGAAGCGGGCAAGGTTTTCTATTGTGTGGTTCGTTCTGGTGATTGGGTTCTTTTTAATACGACTGTTGTTTTGAAAGGCGATAGGTGTCCCGAAGGGCAGTCTCTCGATTTAAAAGATGGCTTGTGCAAGCCTCCGCCTCCCGAGTGCGAATCTGGAGTGCCGAACTTGTTCAGGAGTTCTAACTATCCAATTATCGTAATTAATGGAAAGAACACAGTTCCTAGTTCTCCGCCGTCTGGCTGTTTGAATGGGTGCGCTTATGAGGCTGATAGTTCTCGGCCTCAGAAGTGTTTCCGCTCGCCGGGGTCTGAAACCGAAGGTTTTTGTAACTACCTGCTCAAGACAAACGGCCAGAACTGTTCTGCGGATTCAGGCAATTTGGGCGCGACCGGTCCTTCGCTCGACGATCCGTCCACGCCTGATCCCGACCCTAATCCGGACCCGAACGACCCGGGCTGTCCGAAGGGCTATAGCTGGTCAGGCACTACGTGCGTGAAGACGCCGACCGATCCCACAGACCCGACCGACCCGAAAGACCCTGGTGGTGATGGCGGTGGAACTGGTGGTGGCGATGGTGGCGGGACTGGTGGCGGGACTGGTGGCGGTACAGGCGGTGGCGGTGATGGCGGAACGGGTGGCGGCGATGGCGGCACCGGCGGGGGAGACGGAAACGGTGGAACTGGCGGCGGTGATGGCGATGGCGGCGGCACGGGTGGCGGTGGTGATGGCGGGGGAGACGGGCAGTGCGATCCGGCCAAGGACCCGAACAAATGCGGCAGTGGCTCCTCGATCTCCGGCGACGGTGACTGCAAGGTGGCGATTCAGTGCAACGGCGACGCAATCCAGTGCGCCATTGTTCGCCAGGAAAAGCTCGCACGCTGCGCGGATGAAGAGTTCCGTACGGTCGATGACAAGAAGATTCAGGACCTGAAGAACACGCTGGCCGGTGAGTTCTCCGGGCCTGAGTACGAACCCATCAAGGCCACCGGCGAGAACACCCATGACCTGTCGAAGCTGCTCGACACTAGCGGGCGCTTCTCCAAGGCCTGCCCGGTTATTCCTGACGTCTCGTTCCCCTGGTTCGGCAGTACTCAGACGGTGTCGCTCAGTAGCGTGTCGTCCGATCTGTGCACGTATCTCCAGTGGTTTGGGTATCTGCTTGTCGCGTTCGCTATGCGCTCCGCGGCTGAAATCATTGCGCGAGGGTTGAACTGATGCCGTTACTGATCGGGGTACTACTGCGGGCCATCGGCTGGTCGCTGATCCCGCTGGGTTGGAAGCTGCTGCGCGGCTTGGGATTCACCGCTGTTGCCTTCGTCGGCGTCAAGGCGGTGATGGATCAGGCCAAGGACTACGTATTCAGCAACCTGGGTGGCGTGCCTGCGCAGTGGCTTCAGGTCCTGGGGCTTCTGCAAGTGGACGTGTGCATCAACATCCTGTTCTCCGCGTACATCGCCCGCGCCGTGCTGTGGGGGATGGACAAGTCTGGCGGCAAGTCCGGCATGCGCTGGACCGGGCCGAAGTAAGCGAGGAGGGGACCAACATGCTCTATCTGCGCACCGGTCTGCCAGGTGCTGGCAAGACTTTGAACGCGATTCGGGAAATCGACATTGAACATCAGCCGGACCCGGATGACCCGACCAAGCGGCTGCACAAGGACCCGGACAATCCGGACCTGCCGCCCAGGACGATCTACTACTACGGCATCCCGGATATGAAGCTGGATCGGCTCAAGTCGAAGTGGGTCGAGTTCGATACGCCCGAAGCGTGGTACAACCTGCCTGATGGCTCGGTGATCGTGATCGACGAAGCGCAACGGGTGTTCGGTAACGATGGCTCCAGGGCGCGCCCGGAGAAAGTCACGCGCTTCGAGACGCACCGGCACCAGGGCCTGGACATTCACTTGATCACTCAGCATCCCAGCTTGCTGTGCACGCCAGTGCGCAAGCTTGTCGGCAAGCACATCAACTTCATTCGGCCCTATGGCCGGGAGAAAGGCATCTTCCGGCATGAGTACGAGTTCTGCATCGACAACCCGGAGCGGCGCAGCAACTTCAAGCAGGCCCAGGAAGAGCGGGTCACGCTGGATAAGGCGTATTTCGGCGTCTACAAGTCGTCTACGGTGCACACGCACAAGCCGATCACGCCCAGCTACATGAAGAAGATCCCGCTGATCATCGCGCTGATGTTGATTCCGATCGGTGTGCTTGTTGGGCTGGTCGTGACCGCCATGCAACAGGGTGATGAGGAGAAAGAGGCGGCTCTTGCGAGGAGTCATGCGGCTGAGGCGTCAGCGGGTGTTCTGCCTGGGGCTGGAAATGCTGTTCAGGCAGCCCCCAGGGCCTCCAGTGGGCCGAAATCGGCCGATGAGTTCATCGGTGATATGTCGCCCAGGGTGCCCGATCTGGTGGCCTCGGCGCCGCGCTATGACGATCTGAACAAGCCCAGGGATTTCCCTCGGCCGGTGTGTGCGGCCAGCTCGGACCCGAACTTGATCAGCAAGGCTCCTGAGCGGCGAATTCCGATGGGCACGTACAATGGCCGGGTGATGGTCTGCCAGTGCTACACGCAACAGGTCACGCGGATGCACACGACGTTCGAGTTCTGCATGGACGTGGTGAACAACGGCTATTTCGACGACACGCGGATGCCACCGACTTATGCCAGCGGCAACAGCACGCGAGGCTTGATCACAAGTCCGTCAGTTGACCCGGCGACGGCGATTGAGCGAGGGCGCGCAGCGACATCGCCGACGCCGGGGGATGCGTTCTCGACACGAGTAACCATCGTGCCGGATAGCAGCAGGACGCCCAGGACGCTATGAGCGATGTGGGCCTCTTGGCTCAGGGGTTCGTATCCCTGGCTTCGCATAATGACGATGGGATTACGTTAGCGAAGCCGCCCAGGGGGCGAGTCCAGCGCCTGGACAATGCGCAGCCCAGGCGCTGGATTTACACGTAATCCCCATTATGCGATGCGACCCTTTTGGTACCTCTTTGTGTCGAGCTCGACGCCGGCCGGGATCCTGCAGGGCGTTAGGTTGGTACCATTTTGTCGATTGCGGATCCGCACCTGGTCGAAATTCTGGTACCTCGCCTGAAGCTGGATTGGTTACTGAAATCGTCGGCGCCGGCGTTGACCAGGTGAAAGAAAAGGTACCTTTTCGCTTTTTGCCCGAACTCTCCGTTTGGTACCATTATTTCGAGCTCGAACACGACCAGCGCGCGAGCAAATCGGTACCTAAAGGAGATTGTCATGCTGATCAAACTTCCCGACTTTGACGACGATCTGGCCGAGCGGCTGAAGAGTCGTACTGGCCAGAACACTGGCTCCAAGGCTGTGCTGCGTGCTGCTGAGGAGTATTTGCCTCTTCTGCTGAAGCTGGAACATCGCGACCGGCAGATTGCCGAGCTTGAAAGAGCGGTTGCGAGGTGGCAAGTCAGGTGATCGAGGGCGCTCGCTCGGCTGCTGCGCTGCTGCTTGAAAAGACCGCTCAGGGCGATCTGCTCGCCGCTCCGGCATCGAGCAAGCCGCGCATGACCGGGTTGAAGAGATGTTGAACGAACTGCGCCGCA